ACGCCGCCAACACCCTGGCCCAACGCAACGGCACAGCGGCACAGACCCTGCGCGTCTACAACACCTTTACCGACGCGAGCAACTATGAGCGCGGGTTCATGCGCTGGGCATCGAACGTGCTGGAGATTGGGGCCGAAGCTGCTGGGACGGGAGCGCAAAGTGACATTTCGCTAATCGCGGGAACTGCAAGGGGCATCAACTTTTATATTGGTGCAGTGAGATCGCTGCTGGTCAATAACGATCGCGTGCAAGTTGGCTCGGCAGCTTTCTTTGGCTTCACTGATATTCGAATCTACCGGGCAGCGGCCAATATCCTGAATTTTGGCGCTGGTTCCTCTACGACAGGCTCTGCACTGCAGTTGCAGGAAATGGCCGCCCCCGCCGCCCCAGCAACAAACAGCGTCCGCTTCTACGCCGAGGACAACGGCGCTGGCAAAACCCGCCTTATGGCCTTGTTTGCCACGGGAGCCGCCGTCCAGATCGCCATCGAGCCCTGATCCCCAACCCCGCAACCCTAGACAGCAAAACCATGAACCTCGAACTGGATGACAACGAAGCCAACGTGCTGACCGGCTTGATCGACCTCGCGCTCAAATCTGGCGGCCTGCAAGTGGCCGAGGCCGCTGTCGTGCTGGCAAGAAAGATCGCCGTTGCTGCACAGGCTGAGAAAGCTGCTGCAGCCGAGGCCGCCGCCAAACCCACCGAAGGGGCCAAAGAATGAAATACGTCACCACCATTGATGAGGCCAGCGTCTACGGCATCACCGCCGCCCGCGCCGCCTACAACGCCTCGCTGCCCGCCACGGTGAAGGACGGCGAGGCCGATGTGCCGAACCCGGCCCTGCTGGCCAGCAACGAGGCCTATCTCGACTTCGTGCTGCAAAACGCGGTGCAGTCCTGGTGTCGCCAGCACGCGCCCACCGCCCCGGTGCCCGAGGTGCCGCCCACGACGGTCAACGGTGTGCCGCAGCAGGTCACGCGCCGCCAGGCCAAGACCGTCATGGAGCTGACGCCCAACGCGGAGCACGGCAACCTGTGGGCCGCTGCGCTGGCCGCGGCCAACGGCATCCCGGACGCCCAGGCCCGCGTGGTCACGGTCAACTACCTGCAGGAGTCGCTATACTTTGAGTACGACAAGGTGGTGGCCATGGCCGGCCAGCTGCTGGGCATGGCCGAGGAACAAGTCGCGCAAATGTTCGTGGCCGCGTCCAAGCTGTAGCGCGCCGTGCAGGTCGCCTTCTACAAGGGCCGCAGTCGGCTGTTCAACCGCCTGGTCAGCTGGTGGCTGCGGGGGCCGTACAGCCACTGCGAGCTGCTGCTGGAGTCGATGGGCAATGGCCGCTACCTGTGCGCGTCCTCGTCGTTCATGGACGGCGGCGTGCGGCTGAAAGTGATCGAGCTGCACCCCGACCGCTGGGACATCGTGACCATCAGCGCCGCCGCCCAATCAGCCCGCGAATGGTTCTACGCCCACCAGGGCGAGGGCTACGACGTGCTGGGCCTGCTGGGCTTTGTGTGGCGCCGCACGGCGGATGACCGGGGCCGCTGGTTCTGCAGCGAGGCCCTGGCCGCCTCGATGGGCTACGCCGATCCGTGGCGCTTTGACCCGTGCGTGCTGCATGCCGCACTCACGACGCAGGCCAAGTAGCCCTTCATCACTCGCCACGCCCGCCCCTAAAGCCCGCCCCGCGCGGGCTTTTTCACGCCTGCACGCATCAGCACGCAACAGCCTGCAAATAGTCCCATTTCCCCCCTAAAAACGGGACGCCCAAGCGCAGAGACTGCACCCCATTGATTCCTCATTCAACCGCATCCACCCCAACACCATGACCCAGCCCGCCGCTCCCGCCCCTTGGTACAGCATCCGCAAGCGCAGCGCGGTGGCCGCTGCGGCGCTGGGTGCGCTGTCGGCTGCCGAGATCTGGATTTATGGCGACATCGGCGAGTCGTGGTGGGCCGAGACGGTCAGCGCCGCGCAGTTCGTCAAAGACCTGGCCGCGCTCGATGCCGAACAGGTCACCGTCCGCATCAACTCCATGGGCGGCAGCGTGCCCGATGGCATTGCCATCCACAACGCCATCAAGCGCCACCCAGCCGCCACCACCACCGTGGTGGACGGCATGGCGCTCAGCATTGCCAGCCTCATCGCGCTGGCCGGCGACACCGTGGAGATGGCCGAAAACGCCACCATGATGATCCACGCCCCGTGGACGGTGGTGGGTGGCAACGCCGTCGATCTGCGCGCCACCGCCGACCTGCTCGACACCTGGGCCAGCGCCATGGCCACCAGCTACGCCGCCAAGAGCGGGCAGAGCAATGAGGCCGTCATGGCTTTGCTCACGGACGGCAAAGACCACTGGTACACCGCCGCCGAGGCCTTGGCCGCCGGCTTTGTCGATTCGGTCACCACCGCGCTGCCCGTTGCGGCCAGTGCCCAGCGTTTTGACCTTTCCCGCTACCGCAACGTGCCGGCCGCCCTGGCCGCTGGCGCGGTGGCCCCCAGCACCCCGGTGGCGGCACCTGCCGCGCCGATCACCCCCGTGGCAGCCGCCACTTCCACTACGGAGAATTCCATGCCCCAAAACCAAAACCCGGCGGCTCCCGCACCTGGCGCCGCTCTGGACGCTGACGCCATCCGCGCCCAGGCCCTGGCCGACGACCAGGCGCGCCGCGCCGGCATCCGCGCCAAGTTTGGCGCATTCATGGCCAAAGCCGGCGTGCCCGAGCTGGCCGCCGCGTGCGAGAACGACGCCGCATGCACCGTGCAGGCCGCCGCCGACAAGCTGCTCGCCCACATCGGCAAAGACGTCACCCCCGTGGCCGGCACCGTCGTCACCGTGATGGACGAAGCCGACAAGCGCCGCGTCGCCGTGGTCGATGCCCTCATGGTGCGCGCCAACGTCGCCACGCCGGATCAGCGCAAGACCGTGCAGGCGCACAACCCGTTCCGCGGCCACACGCTGCTGGATCTGGCCCGCGCCTCGCTGCAGTCCTGCGGCATCCGCACCGATGGCATGGACAAGATGAAGATCGTGGGCAGCGCCTTCACCCAGGGCACCAGCGATTTCCCCATCCTGCTCGAAAACACCATGCACAAGACGCTGCAGCAAGCCTACGCGCTGGCTGCCGACACCTGGACGCGCTTTTGCGCCCGTGGCACCGTCAGCGACTTCCGTGCGCACAACCGCTACCGCGTCGGCTCCCTGGGCAACCTGGACGCCAAGAACGAGCTGGGCGAGTTCAAGAACAAGGCCATCCCTGACGGCGAGAAGGCCAGCATCACCGCCGCCACCAAGGGCAACATCATCAACCTCAGCCGCGAGGCCATCATCAACGATGACCTGAGCGCCTTCGTCGGCCTGGCCGACATGCTGGGCCGCGCTGCCAAGCGCACGGTGGAGGCCGATGTCTACGCCACGCTGGCCCTCAACAGCGGCGCCGGCCCCACCCTGGGCGACGGCTATGCCCTGTTCCACGCCAACCACGGCAACATCACCACCGGCGCCGCCCTGAGCGCCGCGGCGATCGACCTGGACCGCGTGGCCATGGCCAGCCAGAAGGATGTCAGCTCCAACGACTACCTCGACCTGCGCCCGCAGGTGCTGCTGGTGCCGGTGGCGCTGGGTGGCACGGCAAAGTCCATCAACATGGCCGAGTATGACCCCGACACCGCCAACAAGCTGCAAAAGCCCAACACCGTGCGCGGCCTGTTCGGCGACATCGTGGACACCCCGCGCCTGTCTGGCACCCGCCGCTACCTGTTCGCCTCTCCCTCCGAGGCGCCGGTGCTGGAAGTGGCTTTCCTGGACGGCAACGACACCCCCTACCTGGAGCTGGAGCAAGGCTTCACGGTCGACGGCTCGCGCTGGAAAGTGCGCCTGGACTTCGGCATCGCCGCCGTCGATTTCAGGGGCGCGGTCACCAACGCTGGCGCCTAAGACCCCGGCACCCCCTCAACACCCGTCACTGAAGGAAACCCATCATGACCAGCAAATTCGTTCAACCCGGCACCGTGCTGGACTACACCCCGGGCTCTTCGGTCACGTCCGGCCAGGTCGTGCTCATCGGTGTGCGCATCGGCGTGGCACTGAAAGACATCGCCGCCAACGCCACCGGCCCGCTGCAGGTGGCCGGCGTGTTCAACATCGCCAAGCTCTCCACCGATGTGGTGGCCCAGGGCGCCGCGCTGTACTGGGACAACACCAACAGCCGCCTCACCACCACCGCATCCGGCAACACCCTGGCCGGCTTCGCGGCGGCTGCGGCCGGCAACGGCGCCACCACCGTCGCCATCAAGCTCAACGCCTGACCCGGCAAGCACCGCCGCCCGCGCCCATCATGGACTGGCAAGCCCTGCAAACCCGCACCAACGCCGCCGCCATGGCGGTGTTTGGCGCCGCCATCGTGCTCGATGGCGACGTGGTGCAGGGCGACTTCCATGCCCCGGCCGACGAGGTGTTTCTCGATGGCGTCAGCGCCATGGCCAGCAAGCCGCAGGTGGTGCTGTGCGATGCCGACGTGCCAGCCGCCCCCGTGGGCAAGCGGTGCACGGCCGGCGGCGCCAGCTGGATCGTGGCCGACGCCCGGCCCGATGGCTTTGGCTTTACCACCTTGTTTCTGGAGCGTGCGCTGTGAGCACCAACAACCACACCGCCCAGTTCGCCGTGTGCCAGGCCGTGGCCGCGCTGCTGGCCGATCTGCCCGCGCTGGGCAGCGGTGCGGTGCGCGTGGCGCGCCGCCGGCCCATGCCGCAGGCGGTGGACAGCCAGGTCTTCGTGTTCTACGACGAAAGCCAGCCCACCGCGATGCGCTCCAACGAGAGCATCGTCTGGCGCACCCGCGTGCGCATCGAATGCGTGGCGCGTGACGTGCCCGGCATCGCCGCCGACGACGCCGCCGACGCCCTGGTGCAGGCCAGCTACGCCCGCGTCATGGCCACCCCGCTGCTGGGCGGCCTGGCCACCAAGACTGAGCCGGTCGGCATCGCCAACACCGGTGACGAGGCCGACACCGCGCTCGCCGCTGGCCAGCTGCTCTTTGACATCGACCACCGCTGCGCGCGCACCAGCATTGCGTAACACCCCCATCACCCGACCCACCGAAAAACCCGAGAGGACATCATCATGAGCATCGAATCCGTCGCCGGCACCACCCTCAAGATCAGCGCGGGCGTGCCCGCCACCTTTGACAGCACGGGCTACGCCGCGCTCACCTACACCACCGTGGGTGAAATCACCGACCTGGGCGAGTTCGGCCGCGTCTACAACGTCATCAAGCACAACCCGGTGGCCAACCGCGGCACCGCCAAGCGCAAGGGCAGCTACGACGAAGGCGCGCTGAACCTCAAACTGGCGCTGGATACGGATGACGCGGGCCAGATCCTGTGCAAGACCGCCGCCGCCAGCGATGCCAACTACGCCGTGCAGATCACCGCCCAGGGCGGCGACAAGTACTACATGCAGGTGCAGGTCACGGCCTTCAAGACCATGTTCGGCAGCGTGGACAACATGAAGTCCGCCAGCATCGACATGGAAATCACCACCAGCGCCACCGGCGTGGGCGTGGTGGAAGTGCTGGCGCCCTGATCGCGGCCTGACCTGATCGCCAACGACTGAACAGGCCTCAGCATCATGACCACCGCCCTCATCGCCGCCATCAAGGCGTCCGTCTCGGCCAGCTACGCCAACTCGCAAGAGTTTGGCAGCGTGGCACAAGACCTCAAATACAGCGCCGCACACGCCTTCACCGACGGCACCGGCGCCGACCAGGCCCAGAAGTTATTCACCGACCAGCGCACGCTGGCGGCCAGCGCCAATGAGTCGCTCGACCTGGCCGGCGGTCTGACCGATGCGTTTGGCGCCACGCTCACGCTCACCAAGGTCAAGGCCCTGCTTATCAAGGCGGCCGACGGCAACACCAACAACGTGGTGGTGGGCGGCGCAGCCAGCAATGGCTGGGTGGGCCCCTTCGGTGACGTCAGCGACACCGTGTCCGTCAAGCCCGGCGGCACCCTGCTGCTGGTGGCGCCCAACGCGGCGGGCTACGCCGTCACCGCCGGCACCGGCGACCTTCTCAAGGTGGCCAACAGCGGCGGCAGCACCGGCGTCACCTACGACATCGTGATCGTCGGCCTGTAAGCCGCCGATCTGATCCGCGCACCGGCCTGCCCCGGTTCGCCTCTTCGCGGGGGCGGCCGGGGTGGGTGCGGGCAAACCCGTGCAACCCCACCCCCGCGAGGACATCATGACCGACCTGAACAACACCCCCGAAGACTTCGACCTCAGCGCCTTCGAGATCTCCGAGACCGCCACCCTGGAGGTGCTCGACGTCAACGGCCAGCCGCTGCTGCGCCACGGCCAGCCCGTGCGCATCACCCTGCATGGCCCCGGCTCCGACGTGTACGTGCGTGCCGAGGCCCGCGCTGCCGCCGCCACCCAGGCCCGCGCCTTTGCGGCCCTGCGCGGCAAGGCCGGCAAGAACGACAGCGACGACCAGCACCGCCAGCGCGCTGAAAAGCTCGCCGCCGTCACCGCCGGCATTGACAACTTCCCCGTGCCTGGCGGCGCGCTGGCGCTCTACAGCAACCGCAAGCTGGGCTACATCACCAACCAGGTTGAAGCCTTCCTGGGCGACTGGGCAAATTTCAAGCCGGTGTCTGCGCAGAGCTGACGCAGTACGCCCGACAGCACGCCTGGCTCAACACCCCGCTGGACCCGCCCGATGCCCCCGGCCGCCGCGCTCAAAAGTCTGTCAGCAGCAGGCCCGCGCCGCCGGCTGACGAAGCCGCCACGCGCAGCCGCGCGGAGCAGCTGCTGGACGACGGCGCGCCGCTGCCCCTGCCCGAGCTGGAGGGCGGCGCCCGCCACCTCTGGCATCAGCTGCAAGACGCCGGCCTCACCGGCCACGGCGGCATGGGCCGCGTGCCCCTGTCGTGGGCAGACCTTCGCGCCTGGCAGCTCGGCACCGGCCAGCGCCTGCCGCCCTGGCAGCTGCGCGCTTTGCGCCAGGCCAGCGCCGAATGGCTGGGCGAGCACCTGCGCGCGGCAAAGCCCGACGCGCCGGCTCCGTGGTCCGTGGCGCTCAGCGACGAGCAACGCAGCGCCGTGCGCAACAAGGTGCGCGCCGTCTTCGGCGCCCTGGCGCGCGACCCCCAGCCCGCAGCGCGCGGCCATCCCGGCACTTGACCCCCACGGAGCCTCCGCATGAACGACATCAGCGTCACCCTCAGCGCAGACGACCGCGCCCTGCTGCAAGCCCTGCGCGAAGCCGGCGTCAGCCTCGACCAGTTCGCCCGCAAGGGCGCCGGTGCGCTGCGCGACATGGAGACCGCCTCGCACGCCAGCGCCACCGGCATCGAGAAGCTGGCCGGCGGCCTCAAGACCGCCTTCATCGGCGGCGGCGTGGCCGCGGCCATCATCACCATCAAGAACGCCATCGGCGGCGTCACCATGGCCATGATCGACGCCCAGATGCAGGCCGACAAGGTGAAGAACAGCCTCACCTTTGCCATGGGCGGCGCGCAGGCCGCGCAAGAAATCCAGTACCTGCGCCAGGTGACGGATCAGCTCGGCGTCAGTTTTGCCGCCGTGGCCCCCCTGTACGGCCGCCTGGCCGCCGCCACCAAAGGCACCAACCTCGAAGGCCGCGCCACCCGCGAAATCTTCGAGAGCATCGCGCAGGCCAGCGTGGTCATGGGCCTGGGCGTGGAAGAAACCGAGGGCGCCATGAGCGCCCTGGTGCAGATGGTCAGCAAGGGCCAGATCCAGGCCGAAGAACTGCGCGGCCAGCTGGGCGAGCGCCTGCC